AATTACTAATATGGACCAATTAGAAAACGTGTCTACTGCTTTTGACTTATCATCATTTTCCTTTCTTGATTCACTAAAAAATGTAGACTATATGTTTTTTGTTTACATAATAATTGCTATATTATTTGTGTTATTTTTAGCATACCTATACTTTTACAATAGTTATTACAATAAAGAAAATAGTCAGGATAATATAGTTAATAGTAATGATATTAACGATATTCAACAAGAAGTAGAAGCAGGCGTCGATGCAGGCGCCGAATAAACAAATTAATATATATTTTTGTTTTTCCTGGTTTTTTTCCCGTAAATATCTAATAACTTATATTTGGGTTTTGTCCTGGTTTTTCTTTTGGATTTTTTAATTTTTCCTTTTGTTTCGATTTTACTCCTTGTTTCGATTTTACCCCTTGTTTCGATTTTACTACTATCAACGTTATATTTGGTATCTGGTTTATAATTTAAAAACCATTCTTCAAGGTCTTTTTTATTTTTGGATAACTTTAACTCTTTATATTTTGCGGCTTTTTCAGCTCTCATTTCCTCGACTGACTCCTGATGACCGTAACATGTTATACTAAAACGTCTGAGTAATCCTTTTTGTTGTAATCTGTTTTTTTGTTGAACGTCAAATAAAAATTTGGACATACATAATATTCTGTCAGAAAATGCGTTATAGTAAGGTCTATCTGAATATAAAAACGCCAAATATAAACTCAACATAGTATCGATTGTGGCAACCTTGATTTTTTGCCCATTAATATCTATAACATTATAGCTATGACACGCGATGGGTTTATAAATAAAAGCTATTGAATCGCCGCCTATTTTTATTTCATAATGAACTGGCACAATTTCACCAACATTTTCTCTCTTTATTATTTTGACATCCTTAACCCCAATGTCTTTCAAACGTTCTTTAACAATATCTGCCGTAGTTTCTGGTTCGTTTGATAAAGCATCAAAATCTGCTACTTTTTGTAATTTTTGTTGTAAATTTTTAGGCATATATTGCGAGTACAGTGTATTCGCAAATCCACCAAAAAATACTACTCCTTGGTTTACCAATGTTGTTTTTACATTTTCGAAAATTTTATCCTCATCGCTAGTATCTGACATTTTTCTCTGAAAATTCACATTATTACATTTTATATCGGTAAGAGGATAGTTTTTATTGAGTAGAGTTAATCTTTTTAAAACCTTTTCCCATCTGCTCACATCTCCTGCAGGTCTGGATAATTCTAAATACATCGACATTCTTAAAAAGTTAGGCGGAGCATACAAAATGCCACCAACACGTATAGCATCTTTTTTTAAAGTGGAATAAATTTCTTTGGGTGTTTGTGTAATATCGGCAACAGGTATATAATTTACAAAAACTTTATATGTGCCGTGATGTTGTCCAGACTTTGCTTCAACATCAGTGAATCCCTTTTTATAATAAATATTTGCTAATTCTTTTGCGTCTTCTAGTGCATTTGTGGTGAAAAAATCATAATCTGGAATTTCAACATCCTTGTTGTAAAATTGGTCTTCTTGTGGCAATATATTATTAATAGCGGTTCCTCCGTAACAAATCAAGTTTTTTTTCTTTAAAAAGTCTTCAACAATACTAATTATATGTATAACATCTTCTGAAGTCACATTACGCTTTCCAATTTTTTCTTCAGCCTTATCTACAGCCATACGCAGAATTAAAAGTTCACAGTCACTAAACTTTAATCCATTACATACATTTTTCTGCTTCATTCTTCTTATATAATAATTATATTAAAACTAATTATTATAACTATTATAAACATTATAAACATTATAGGTAATAAACAAATTATAATAACAAAATTAAACGTTAAAATCATAATAATCCGTGCTTGTGTTACGAGTAGCATATGAGTATTCTTGTTTTTGTGGTATTGGGTCGGGAATGGTAACAACTTGGTATCTCAAACGAGCTGGTTTTAAACAAAAAGCATAACTACATCTATCAAAAAACATTGTATTTTCAATCAAAAAATTATCTACGTATTGGTATCTCATTGCTATCATCTGACACCCTGTCTCCCTACATAAAAATCCACTAGGGTTTACTGGATTTGTTCCGGCATCGGGCAATACAATTGTCATACCTCTTCTATTAAAATCAGTAAGTTCATTAATGTCTGGATTATTTTTAACATCATAAAAACCATATGCTCTCATAAAAATAGAGTTACTTGTTAAATTAACATATTCCAAGAAATCTTGATTCTCAAGATACGCATTGTTAATTCTGTCAACGACCAGTATAATTTTATTTTGAAAAGTTAAAATTGGTTGTCCTCCTAAATTTTTACCATATCCTTCATAACTATAATCTTTTCCAAGCATTTCGTTATCATATGATTTAAATATATTCGCAAGATTTGTATACATGGTTTGATTGTTACTCTTTATTCGTAAATGTATTATTATTGGGTCTGTTGGATTAGGACAAGAGCCTCCTGCAAAAGCATAATTTTTAATTGTACTCATAACATCTGCGAAATTAACATAATTAAAAGTTTCCTTAACATAATAATCGTCGGTCGTGCTAGTAGCAACTACTGGATTATTGTCAACTGAATATATTTCAAAATCAAGCCCTCTCACTCCCTGTTTGATAACGGCCTTCAAATTACATATATCAACAAAATCATTTTTGTATGAGCCACCAGAACATGCGTTATATGCCGTTTTTATGTAATAATCGAAAAGATTACCACTACAATCTGGGTCGTTTGCGGATAATGAACGAATATTTCCATCAAGTGATGGATATAATGTATTCATATAATCACACTCTGAATTTTCTAATCTGCGAATATAAATTATATATACTACTATAATTATCAAAATAACAAAAATGAAAGCCATGATAATATACGAGACGAAATCTTCTTTCATATTTGTCATAGCGCTTAAATAATCATTTGATTTGCTTGACATACCTAATATATTATTATAGTATTTTATTTATGAAAAACAAATTAAGACAATAAACAAATAAATATAACTTTATTAGAAACAATTAAATAATGAAATAATATTATAGTGAATAAAGAATTAAAAAATTTATATATTATATACTAGATATGGCTGGCGGTTTAATGCAATTAGTATCCGAAGGACAACAAAATGTTATATTAAACGGTAATCCCGAGAAAACATTTTGGAAAGCAACCTACTTAAAATATACTAATTTTGGAAAACAAAATTTCAGGCTTGATTTTGAAGGAACACCAACACTTAGTTTAACTACTGAATCCACATTCACATTCAAAGTCAAGCGATATGCTGACCTGTTGATGGATTGTTATATTTCTGTAGCACTACCCAATATTTGGAGTCCAATTTATCCACCGCAAACTGTTATAAATGCGGATGGAACTACTACATACACGGATTGGGCGCCATATGAATTTAAATGGATAGACAATATTGGCGCTTTAATGGTTGACAAAATTACTATCACATGTGGAAATCAAAAATTACAAGAATATTCAGGACGTTATTTATTGTCCTCAGTTCAAAGAGATAATAGTGGAGAGAAAAATAGATTATTCAATGAAATGATTGGAAATGTTCCAGAATTAAATGACCCGGCAAATGCGGGAACTCGTGTAAACTCATATCCAAATGCGTTTTATGCTGGTTTACCATCTGGCAATGGTCCGAACCCTGCTGGAGCTCAACCTTCTATTTCCGGTAGAGTTCTATATATTCCGCTTGGAGCATGGTTTAACTTAAAAACTCAAAATGCTTTTCCTTTAGTATCATTACAATATAATGAACTACAAATAAGTATTACATTTAGACCAATTAATGAATTATTTAGAATTCGCGATGTTACCGACTATGTAAATAATTTTCCATATGTAGCACCAAATTTCAATCAATTTCATATGCAATTTTATAGATTTTTACAAACCCCACCAGACGAAGAATTGAATTTGTTGTCATATATAGATACAAGAACGATTTGGAACGCAGATATAAATTTAAATTGCACCTATTGTTTTCTCTCCAATGACGAATCCAGATTATTTGCCAAAAACGAACAAAAATATTTATTTAAACAAGTGCATGAGAACAAATATTACAATGTTACCGGTCAAAATAAAATTCAGTTAGATTCTCTTGGAATGGTATCAAGTTGGATGTTTTATTTTCAACGTAGTGATGTTAATTTGAGAAACGAATGGTCTAATTATACAAATTGGCCTTATAATTATATGCCTGTCGATGCTTATCCAGCTCCTGTTGCGGGCGATTATCCAAATCCGGACCCAGGAGGATTAACTCCTTACATAGGTCCGGGTGTCAATCCCGATGGAAGTTTGTCAGGTCTAATGATATCCGGAGTGTATAATCCACAAAACATAAAAGATATATTAGTTGCGCTTGGAATTCTTTTAGACGGGCAATATCGAGAGAATACATTGCCTGTCGGGGTTTTTAATTTTGTTGAAAAATATACGAGAACTGCCGGTAACGCGCCGTCAGGATTATATTGTTATAATTTTTGTCTAGATACTTCATCATATGTGTTACAACCATCAGGAGCGATGAATATGAATAGATTTTCCAATATAGAATTTGAATTTACGACAATTTCGCCACCATTTGACCCATATGCACAAGTATTGACTATTTGTGACCCAAATAGTGGTGATATAATTGGTATTAATAAACCGTCATGGCGTGTTTTTGACTATAATTACGATTTATATATAATGGAAGAAAGAATCAATATGGTGACATTTATTGGTGGAAATGCTGGACTTATGTATGCTACATAAAATTTATATTTGTAATTGATTACTATAAATATAACTACTCATATATTGACTTAGTAGTCCGTTTGCACTACAT